GGCTCCTCGCCTTTATCCTAGTTTCCTATCACCAGTAATGGGTAAGATAAAACAATGTCTCGCAATGTCTCGCGATCTATTATCTATGGATACAAACCCATGGAGAAAAGTCCACTCAACTATGTTGAAATGGATAGATTGCGAAGGAACCCAAGGAATTAAAAGAGCCAAGGCTCTCTATGATTGGGCAAAAGATTTTGTACTTTACGGTACAGCATCAATTGATCAATCAATTCTTTGGATTGGTAGCAACAACGGTATTCCTTTAGAGTTAAAGCCTGTGATTGATGATCTTAGATCACAACCTCAGAAATCACTTACACTTTTACGTGTATCTGATCTTTTCGTACCTTCCCTGAATGATGAGATTTGTTTAAAATCTCTTGAAGAAATTGAGAAAGACCATCAAGTTGATGAATCAATCTTTCCTTCAATCATTCGAGCTGCGCGGTTACTACCTGAAATTAAAACTTCGGGTTTAACTACGAATGTGCTCCCTTTATTTAGTAAAGGTCCAAATGGAGTTTCATTATTCCATTTATGGGAAGATGCGGTAGCTATAAGAGAGGATAGTCATGTACTTGATTGTATTGACCGTCTCTCTCAGACTCTGGTGAGTGGAGATAGAGAGTTTGTAGTCTCTCCCACTTCACAGGAAATACGCAGTACCTACAATTTCACGACTCCTTTGTCCGTGTTAAAACGGAAACCACGTCACTCTAACCTTGTTTTTCTTCCAGAAAAATCAGGTAAAGTACGAGTTATCCTCCAGAGAGATTATTTCTCTCAGAGGACATTGAAGCCGATTCACGACTCCGTGATGTCATGTCTTAGAAGGATTGACTCCGACTATACATTTAGTCACGACGACGGTAGGAGGTTTGTCAAGGAACAGACTATCTCAAAAGATGTGTCTTATTACTTTTCATCCGACCAATCCTCATTCACAGATATCTTATCATCTCGTCTTCAAGGACAAGTTCTTGATCAAGTATATCCGTTTCATGCAGGAAAAGATTGGGAAGCATTGATCAAAGATCAGGTTGTTTCTTACAATCTACCATCTGGTAAGTCCGGTACTTTAATGTACAAAGATGGTCAACCCATGGGAACTTTAAGTTCGTGGGCTGTCGCAGCTCTAACACATCACGCTATAGTAATTAGTTGTTTTCAACATTGCTATAGAGGAATGTCACTGAGATCAATGACAAAAAAGTATGCTTTAGTAGGTGATGACCTATGCATATTTGATGAGAAAGTTGCACTTCGTTATAAAGAAGTGTGTAAAATGTTAGGCTTAAAGCTTAACCTTACGAAATCGCATTCAAACACCATAGGTGTTGCTGAATTCGCTAAGAAATTATTTAAACGGGGTGAAGAGCTTAGCCCTTCTTCCCTGAAGATACTTGTATCTTCTATAAATAATCCTTTCTCCTTTCCTCGGTCAATAAGAGAATTCTTATTGCCCTTTGGTATTATACCTAATAAAAGGAAACTTGATCATTGGTGTAAAGAATTCTTTCCCAAAGAGAGAAATATTTTAGCCAAGCTATATCCTGTTCCCCACCAGTTTGGTGGTTTTGGAGCTCGTGATAGCCGTAAGTTGACAGATGTCGTTACTCACACACTATTAAGAGATTACATTCTTCTCAGAATGTTCTCTGCTTATCGTAACACCGTCGCAATGGATGAGGACTTAATTCATAGAGAATTAGAACCTCTTACTCCTTCTGACTTTAGGATTGTTATCCGGCCGTTCATTAGGTGTAAAGAAGAGTTTCGTAAGAAACTGAAGATGGACAATATTGTTCATCTCTTCAAACCATTTCGTGATCATTTTGCTACATATCCTATTACCACTTTGTTAGAGTTTTCTAAAAAGATGGTTCAGGATATCCCTCTTTCCATACGGAAAAAGACTGAGAACACGTCAATCTCGTGGCTTAGAGCCATGAAGTTGACAGGAAACGAACCTGTAACTGATGATTCATTCAAGCTTGATGATATTCTATTG